TCTATATTTGGATGCAAACATTGGTGTCAACTGATACCCAGCCCCGAGCAGAATCCGAGGATAGACCCAAGCGGGAGGGCACTGCATTATGTTATTACAGACTAACCAAGAAAGCTCGTAATAACGACGCTGACAAAGTGTGCCAGAACCACCGACGCTGCGCTCACAACCGCCGCACCCTGGTAGCTCACCACGCCGCTCGACGTATAGGCTGACGGGATATACTGGAGAAGGAGGTTGCGGGGAGTTGCCAGAGACAGGATAAAGGTGGCTACAAAGAAGGCTACGTATAACTGAAGATTGCGGAACATGAATCCCATCTGCGGCAGTGTCGGCTTGAATGTCGGCACAAAGCCCGTGGTGCTCGGTCCCGGTCCACTGGCTTCGGGGTAAACCGGCGGGGCGGACTGCGGTCCCTGCGGGCTCGGAAGAAGCGCGTCAAGAGATGTCGATCCTTCCATTGTTTATGAAGAAGACGGGATTTCACATTCGGCATCTTCCACGCGGTAACGATAGCATTTTCCATCAACCTTTACAACTTTACTTGTCGTCTCAGCTACAGGCACAGCTAACGTCTTCATCACCCCGAAGTTGCGGTGAAAAAGGAGCATAGCCAACCCCATTCCAATGATGAAGGAAAAGAAGGGTGCTCCTCGATGGAGCACATTGGCGATCGGCAGCTTCATTGTGTCTGAGATGCGAGGAGATTCAGGGAGTCTGGCTCAGCAGTGCACGGGACTTCGGTCGCTTCGAATCGAACACACCCTGTATCCGTATGAAACACTTCGGGATCGCCGGGTTTAGGCACACCCGCTGTCTTACGGGTCGGCGGCACAAAGACTGTTCCGATAATGAGTCCAGTTAAAAGACCGGCTACGAGCCAGGGGATCTCGATCATTATAACTTGACGGGAAGTTTTACCCCCAATGCTTGGGCCGTTTTGGCTGCCGCACCCATTGCACCCATTGCCGCTGCACCAGTATCTGCCAATGATGTACCGGAGCGCCCAAGATTGCGGACAACCGTAAACCAAATAATCATCTGTGTAAGAAGACCGGGAATTGGAGCATACGCTGATAGCGCGGTCATCACAAGTTTTAGCATCCATCCGTCACCACCGCTTGGCGATAGAAACCTGCTTGGATACCGAAAGATTGCGAAGAGTCCATAAATCAATACGGCAACTACAAATCCGAGACCCCCGAATTTATCCATGGTAACATCGTTCCACTCGATAAACTTACCCTCCATGCCCTTCCATTGCATCCATGTCCACAGGACGATAAGCCCGTAGAGTGTCGCAACAACAAAGACCATCATCCACTTTCCAGCCACAAGGGATGCGCTCCAGATCAGATCTCCGGGTTTCTGGACCGCCTTTCCGTAGGCACTCCGTTCACCGATATGAAGTGTTTCACGGATGGTTGCCGTTGCTCGATGGAAAGCACCGGTTTCATCGATATAGTCTACCGTCAGTTTGGGCAGACTTGCTGCCAGAATCGTGGAATCAGCCGGCGTTGTAATTCGGTGATCTGCGCGCAATTTAGTGTCCAATGCGGCAACAACAACATGGAGTTCGCCGTAGTTTTTCGTCAGTTCAGTATTCATATGTTCAAGAAGATCAAGCTCTTGGTCAGCGACCACATAAGTTGCCTTCAACAACGTGATATCACCCATTGTTAAGAAGCAAACACGAGATTTGCGATTCCGCTCACGATTCGGAGATAATTGATGGACTCAACATAGACTCCGACGTTGTAGGTGTATGAGAAGATGACACTTCCTCCAATCGTTGATTGAACGACTGTGAGAAGCTGGTCTGGCGTAAAGATTAGATTTCCAGGAGTTCCATCCGGTTTATTGGGCTGGCGGGCGCCCGGGTCTGACACGATCACTGGATTCGAACTCAGTGCAGTGGACTTTAGAATACATACAACAGTCTGGGCAGTTGAAGCAGTTGCAGATGGAATAGGCTGCTGGAGAGATACTCTCAGTGTGACCTTATTAAACATGCTACCATTGATAGCACCGCTCGGCTGATACTGATCATGGTCGAGCGCAAATGAATACATGTAGACTCCGGGGAGATTGTGCGGAGCAGAACCAGTCGTGTGCTTATACGACTGTAGAAGGGAGAAGTAACTGGTTGGCTTGGTCTGGAAACGCAAATTTCCTTCGAACAATAGAATGCCATTTGATACCGGATCACGCGGATAGACCGAAGAGATCTGCGCCTGTCCAGACGAAAAAAGAGTGTCACCAATTTGTGTAGTGTCTCTCGGAGTGAATGGCGCACGATCTGGGTTAGTCCAGTTTGTGTAGTTATCCCAATCATTTGTCAAGATCCTGTCAGAGCGCTGAGCTGTAAAGACAACCCGTGTCACAAGATTGAACATTGGAATATCAATGTCCGTGTTTGCGCCATATTGCCCCTCTGAGTTGACACGACGAACTTCTTTGAGAAGGAAGGTCTGATCTGCTGTCGCAAGCTGATTCATCTCCATGTCCGTGAGGTAGATGAAGTTACCCTCAAGATAGGGATCTGCAAAGAATGTATTCACTGTATTCGCCAAACTTCCACCCGAGAGTGTAGGAGCAGTAAGAAACAGGTTCATCGCCTGCGAACCTGTAGGCTGAATACGCGTGCCATATGTAGGGCTAGCTGGGGCAACATCGATCACGGTGTACAGCTGGTTCAAAGGACGGAGGACTACGTTGATGAAGGTCTCGCTGTTCTGCATCGAAACCAATGGGAGTGCCAGACCCGGGTTCTCGCAGAACCAGAAGTGAAGGGGAATCACCAACTGACGAGCGCGGATAGACGGCTCAGGTGTGGTCGCATACGGGAACGTAGTACCAGGACTCGTCGGAGTAACGGCGTGTGGATACTGACCCGTGCGATCATATGCGTTCGCCGGATCATACATTTCAGGCACATTTCCAACCATCTGATCTACGACCCGCCGCTTAGTCTCGTCATGTGTAAAGTAGGAATACATCTTCAGCCATTCACCTGTCAGCGTCTGGAGCTTGACACCGTTTGCAACAATCTCTACGTGATCGATGAGGTTATACCCAATGTTCTTGATCCACTGAAACTCATAGCCTATCGCAGTGCAGCCAGAATCATACCCAGAAGGTGCAGTGGACACTGCCGACATCGGTGACCAGATATCGGGAAGAGTCAGAACCAGATAGGTATCGTGGAGCAGCTGTGCATAGCGGTCGATCTTACAGGTCAATGTTCTGGTTCCGTTGAAGACAAAATCGAGATTGGACGACGTGAAGGACATGCGAACGTGCTCCATAGCAAAATTCGTATGCCGCCGATAGACAGCACGGAAGTGCGTCATGGAAGGATTTCCATTGACCAGGGTGTTCTGTGCCCCCACCTGGGCTAACTGCATGAGAGCGCCAGGCATTTGTATTTACGCACACTGATTCTTTAGATGAGAGATCCGGGGATGGCATTGTTTACAGCAGTCACTGGGCAGTTCACACAGGAATTCACTACTGGGCGATTCGCCTGTGTTCTCAACGCGCCAGCCGCCGTATAGACTCCACCCGGAACAGACCCAGTAGCCAGACTGAGTGTCTGAGGGTAGTCGACCTTGTTATACTGCGTCGCCTTGTTGGCTAACATGGAGAGATACACGTAGTTATACTTGCGCTGAGCCGGAGGAGGATCAAGTGCAAAAGTCGCTGCGACAATGCGCCGCTTTTGCGCAGTTAAATAATCTTGAGCGGAGTTGACCTGCATCCTATTTATACAGATCCAAGAGAATACACACAATGCGCTTTGTTCTCGTTAGCACTCACGTCGATCAGACCACAGGATATTCGAAGGTCGTGTCCAATCTGTTGACTCAGGCTGCCACGCTTGCACCCAAGGTCAAGACCTTTCACTTTGGATTTCAGCGCCACCCCGAGCGCAAGAACATCCGCAAGACACCCGGCGGAATCGTAGCCTATGATGCAGCCGCCAACGAGGATCCGAAGGAGGAGGGATTTGGCTTCAACAAGATCCATGAGTATCTGGAGATGGTCGGACCGGATGTGGTCATGATCTACAACGATCCGATGATCATTGCTCGGTTCATCAACTCCATGAAGTATGTGAAGGGCGAGACCCCCTACAAGCTGTGGCTGTATGTGGATCAGGTCTACACTGGAATTGCTCAGCCTCTGATGGATGAGCTGAACAAGGCTGCTGACAAGGTATTTTGCTTCACCGATTCCTGGGCGAAGACGTTCTCGGAGTATGGTGGAGCAGCCCCGCTTGTTATGGAGCACGCAGTGGATTCGACCATCTTCTCGAATCTTCCACTCCCGGCTCGACTGGCTCTCCGCAAGAATGTGGGTCTTCCTCCCGAGGCGATCGTGTTTCTGAATGCGAACCGCAACAGCCAGCGGAAGCGCCAGGATCTGACCATCATGGGCTTTGTGGAGCTTCTGAAGCGGCATCAGGACAAGCCGCTCTGGCTTCTCATGGTGACGGCTGTGGATCCTCAGAAGGGTGCGCATTACGATATTCAGCGCATCTTCCACGACCAGCTTACCCGAGCTGGTCTGGATCCGAATGTCTATGCCAAGCGCATGGCAATTGTGGATACCGCTCCGCCCAACACACTGAATGACGAGGGTATCAATCAGATCTACAATATGTGCGATATCGGTCTCAATACATCGGATGGTGAGGGATTTGGTCTGTGCCAGCTCGAGCACCTGTATACGGGCGCTCCGCAGATCGTCACGGATGTTGGATCATACCGATCCTTCCTGCCCACCAGCGTGGCGACGTATATCCGCCCCGGTCCGCTTGTCTACTCAGCTGCGGCGATGCCGCTTGGTCTGAGTGCGCCATCGTTTAATCCGGCAGATGTTGCGGATGCCATGGATACGACCTTGGCAAACTACACCAAGATGCGAGCAGCGATTGCCGACATGAAGTTCAAGACCTGGACCGACGTGTGCGCTTCATGGCTCTCCGAGTTGCGCGGCGCTTCTTAGGCAAGCCAATATTTAATCTGCGTCTCGGAGATCTTAGTGCCGATGCGGAGTAACCGCTGATTGTCGTCGAAGGCTTGTCCGTCGAAGATTTCCTTGGT